CTAGCTGTACGCAGTGCTCTATCATACTTCATCGTAGCTTGGCATGTCATCAATTCATTGGCGCTATAATCTAGCTCCTGCCAATTAATGGTTTCTGGCCATGTACCGTACATTGTCCATGCTTCAGAGACCCCACCCTGGCCGTTCAACATCGTCAATTTGCCTTCTCTCTTATATTGAGAAGGAACTGCGACATTAATAGTTCCCAGATCGCAGACTGTGTTTAACCATTGGTAAAGACCAGATGAGATATCTGGTGCTTGTTCAGCGTCATACCAAGTCAGTGTGACCGGTTCCCATTCTTGCTTACCAGCGTAGTAGATGACTTCTTGGTTGTGGTGCTTATCAGCAGTTGTAAACTTGAATGAAGGTCTTGCGGCTGATTGCAAGTTTAAAAGCTCTTCTGGCCTCCAAGCTCCACTGCCGCGACCAAGAGTAGCGAATACCCAGCGGTGTTTTCTTCTTATTTCAAGCGTATTCACTGGACCGCGTCCGTCCCCACCAGCACCGGTTACGTTAAAACCTGGCATGTTAGTACTCCTAGAAAGGTTTACTTGATATTTGACTTGTTATACTAAAATGCCCCTCAGAACAATTGGTCCTAAGGGGCATCCGGAAGATTTTTTTAGGCACCAGCAGCAGTAGCAACACCACCAGCGGCGAGAACAGCCTCTGATGAGAAGTTAGCACCAGTGTTAATCACAGCAATGTTTAACACAATGAATTCAACAGCACGAGTGGGCTTGATGAAGACCGAAACCCAAAGCTCGTTCCTATCAATTCTTTCAGGAGTGTTATTCGAAGCATCGCAAATAACCTTGAAGGCTGTTAAACCACGGCGGCTCTGAATATCACCAAGGAAAGGATTGACAGTCGTCACGACCTGGTCCCAAAGAGCCTTGTCATTTGGTTCAAAAATGAACGATCGCAGAGTTTGGGTGAGGACCTTCTTGATATAAATCAAAAGCATCCTGACATTAACACGCGACAAAGACGTGTCAACTCTCTGCAACGTTCTTTGGCCATAGACCACAATACCATCTTGAGGGAACTTGAGAAGCGGATTAACCGAATTGCCGGAACCATACAGTAGATCATTCTCACCCTGCGTCGGTGTATACTCGACATCTAGAGCCGTCAAAACACGACCACGGGTTAATCCAGCCGGAGCGAACCATTGTTCAGTAGTACGAGATGTACGGCTGAAAACAGCTGCAACGTGACCACTAGGTGGAATATAAACTTCGTTAACATTGAACTGGTCATAATACTTGATCCAACTCCAGTAAAGAGCTCCATAGCTGCTATTAATGGCGCTAGCAAGATCCGAGAAAAGCATGCCGTTATGCCAGTCAACCACCTGCTGTGGTCTCAGACCAAACGGTGGATCAATGATGTAAAGTACATCACCTCTAGCCTCGCAGATCGAAAGACCAGTCGCAATCACAGCACCGGATGAAAAGCCAGGGGTAAGAAGCAGGTTTATGTCGTAGGTATCCTTATTTTGGAGACCATACAAACCACTTGCCTCTGCAGCGTTACCAATCACAGCGGCATCGACAGCACCAGAATAAGCTGGATCAGTTGGAATACCGTTTTGCTGACCTGAGAATGGAGCCTTAATCAACGTGCTAGGATTACGAACTTCATAATCCGTCATCGTTGGATCATTGCGGATGTAAGCAGGGCGCTCTTCCCAATTGATTGTCTTAGCACCTTGAGTTCCGCCGTACTTGGTACCTGGGTTCAGGTAGTTGCCCACGTAATTGTCAGCGGTTTTATCAAACACCACATCCCGGAAAACCTCAACCGCAATGCCGTTTTTGTCGATGACGGACACAACGTAACGGTTAGCAGATTCACCAACAGCATTGGTGAAGAGACTAACGTCTAACTTGTACTGGTCAACCCACGTTCCTGGGCTCGTCGCTACGAAGTATCCAACGATATTGGCGTAGTAATCTGCATCGGCAATATCTTCAGGCGCGCCAGCATCTGTCGAGCTGCCGGGAGGCAGACTCGTTCTTACATCGATGAAGCCACGGAAATGGCCTTCATAAGGGTATGCTATGCCAAGGGTCTGTGCGAATTTAAGGGTCTTAACATTGCTGTAATTGGCAAGCATCACCAATGCATCTTGATCATTATCAACGGTAGTCAGGATGAGCGTGTATTCACGTCCACCAGGTGCTGTTAATTTAAGAGCATTGAAGAGCGTACCGCCCGGCACGACACCAGCAGCGTTAATAGCAGCCACAAGGCTATCGGTAGGAACAGCGTTAACGCCAGTTCCTAAGGGGACGTTAAATGTAACCGATGTGGTAGCGGTTTTGCCGACAACGTTGATCTTAACGCGATTGTTAGCATTGGTGATATTATAAGGACCGTTATCGGTGGCTAGGAGGTGAGCTCTTGGGATGTCATAGGCGTATTGTTGTGTGCCTACTTCGAGAGCGAACCCAGCCGTACCTTTTACTTGAATCCATTGCCCACCTTGATCGGTGATCAAAGAAGGAATATCAGTCAATACATCGTTGATCAATACCTGATTTACTACGAAATCGAAATCTGCGACAAATGAATTGTCTTTAACCAAAGAGCTCATTGCAGTGACAAAGCTAGCGACTGTCTCGAATCTTGCTGTGCTAGGCGTGGTCTGAGTAGCGACAATTGGCGTTGGGATGATGTATTCGTGTGAATTTACGCCCTCGACCGATATTGTAAAACGCCTGTTGTTGGGATTAGCATAAAACGTAAACGTGTCATTTACGTCCAGCACACCTGAATTAAGAGTGATAACACCGGTCAGGCCCGCACCAATTGTGAATTGGCCGGAAATACCGCTTGCTGTATTCTCTGTCAGTGTGCCTTCAGTTACAAGACCAGCTTTGTTATAGATGGAATATGTGGCACCTTCGATTTGGAGACCTGGCGTGATACTGGTTGGTGCACCTGTTATCACAAGCAGGTAAGAGTCTTCCTCAGCTCCAGTGAACGTCCCGCTAATGTTTAATTCAGCGTCAGTAGCCCCATCTGTGAGGCTAAAAACAGCGTCTTTGTAATCGGCTTGGTTTAAGCCGGCTTCGCTGGTGACGTAAGCGTCGTGGAAAACCAATGGGTTTTCAGCTGTCACCGGTCGTAGGTTTATTCTTCCGTAGTCAATGCCAGTGAATAGTCCGAGTCTGCCCCAGCCGAACTCCTTGGAGCCGTCTGCGGAGATTGCGACGGAGCTTAAAGCTTCATCGAGACCTTCCTCGTATTCAACACCGACGCGAACCACGTAACATTGGTTACCTTCTTCAAGGTAAGCAAGCACTGCATACATCAGATAGCTTTCAACGAAAGGCTCACCGAACGTATCGAGAGCCTGTTGCGCCGTTGTAATGTATGTTGGTGTATTCAGAGGACCGCGGTTAGCGGTGCCAACAAAAGCTGGGCGTAGGGGGCCTACAGCAGCTGGCAAGACACTAAGGTCTATCTCTCTTGGAAAAACACCCGGACTTAAATATACTGCCATTGTGCGTACTCCATCAGTCTCATAGGCGATCTGATGTATCTTTGCGTAGCCTTCGGCAGCACCTTAAATCATCATGCCTGCGAATTGCTATCAAAGACCACCTTAAGAAATCCACGCTTACACAAGTTCTCAATCTGATCCATCATGAGATGGTCTTTAGGTAACAAAGCATCTTTGCCTGGCGCTAACCTCACCTGGTTCTCATTAGTATAGAACTCAGTTCCTGGAGGTCTAACTTGCAGAGAAATCATCTGGCGGCTGCAATTGTAAACTCTAATCTCGTCGGAAATAGCCATGTGTGCCTCAGTTCAAAGGTTCTGACCAAATAGTAGCATTGTACTGCGATGTAGGAGCAAGAGTATCACCAGATCTCTCACCAATAACACCAACAGTTCCCAATACTGTAGGTACTAACTTCGGCGGCAGAGGCAACCAAGCTTCAGCAGTAAAAGAAAACTCATACCTCACATTAGCCTGCTGATCAAACCCAGTCTCCTTATCACTAGCATCAGAGCCACCCTCAAACCTCAACTGCACATTGCCAGCCAAATGAGCATCAAACATCCTGAACTCAGCTATGGGATTAAACCTAGTCGCGATCTGATAATTCACATACTCAGCATCACGCTTAAACTCAGTCCAGACTATCATAGAATACTTCACCAGAAAAGGCACAGGACGGTAATACTTAGCAGCAAGAGTACCAGCCTTGTTCATATACCTAAAACTCATAGAATGATAAGTAGGACTAAACTTGTCTTGATTAAACTCAAAGCTCTCACGAGTAATAGCAGCCAAAGGCAATCTCACACGACCCTCGTTTAAATCATCA